TATCAATGGAAAAAAGTACTGAGCGTTTTCGTTTAGAAGATGTTGAGTTTGATGGAAATGATGAATTATCCAGTTATGATTTAGGCATAATTAAATTTAAACATGCCTATAATCGACCATATATTTTCCATTTAATTCCACCAGTAAAATGTATGGAATATTTATCAGATAAATCTAATTTAGAAGGTATTTTTATTGAAAGAACAACAGATAGCAATTTAGCTTTTGTTGGTCCTGAAAAGAGAATACCTGTTAGATTTAACTTTGGCCATTCATTGGGATTTTATGATTCCAATGTTAGTATATATGGTGAAAATGTTCCACTTAAGAGTTATAATTATCAAACCTTAGTTATGAAAGGTAAGGATGAAATTTTTATGACTCATGCTGGATATTGTACAAGTCCTGGATTCTTAATTGATGACAGGAAGAATTTTTGTACAAATATGATGTGGAAACAGGCTCAACAACCTTGGTTATGTTATCTTCATACTTCATTACAAGGTTCAGTTCCGAATGGTGCTCCCATTTTTAGAGAGATGTTTGAGAAGTGGATTGATGAATTATCTGTTGTTAATTTGAAGCCTGTTGTTGATGCTATTAATGAAAATATTGAAGTTTATAGTGAGATAACTAAGGAAGAATTTGGATTGAAGGATGGTGAACAAGCATGTGATCTTGAAGTTCAAACTGTTTTAGAACAGATTGATTCTAATCATATGTCTATAGCCAGTATGAATCATAAATTTTTCCAGCCATTTAAGAGTGAAATCAAGCGATCACCATTGTTCGGTATTGATGACCGAACAAGGTATCCCGCAAAAATGGGTGTATGTAAGCTTAAGGATGGAACCCTAGTTGATACTATGTTGAAAGCTAGAGAACCATATGGTGTTAATAATGCCTTATTAAATGGAAAAGTTATTGATGAGATTATTAATCAAGCTATGTCTCGTGTTATGTCTGATTCTTCTGTTCCAGTTCTAAAAGAATTGTTATCTTTAGATCAAGTTTTATATGGCGATGGAGCTTATAAATTAAATAGTGTTAATTGGAATAGTTCCATTGGTTTTTATTTAAGACTTATGAAGGATAATTTTAATATGGATTGGAAAGGTAAACGCTGGATGTTAAATTCAGATGGTGTATTGACTGATCAGGCATATAATTATATTAAGCGGTTATTTGATTATTATGAAAATAAATTAATTAATGGTGAGCGTATTTATGGTGTTAATATTGATAATATTAAGGATGAATTATTAAAGAAAGAGAAAGTTGCAAGAGCAGATTCTCGTTTGTTTTGTACGAATGATATGATCCATTTGTTGTTGTGTAAACGATATATGGGTGCTTTTGCAGGTTGGATATACGAGAATCGTATTTCTAATGGTATTGCTATAGGTGTTAATCCACTTAGTGATGAGTGGACTGCTATAGCAACTTCTTTAGTTAATAATTCACCTGATTGTATTTTCCTTGATCATGCTAAATTTGATAAACGTCAAATGCGCATTTTTATGAAGTGCGTGGTTATTTTGATGGATATGTATTATGGGGATAAGGGAAGTATTAATTCAAGGGCAAGATATTTGCTCTTTGAAGATATTATTGATAGTATACATGTGACGGTTAAAGATGGAAAATTAGTGTTCTATTGTTGG